CTAATATTAAGTCTGCTAGTTTGATCATTATTACTCTTATTAGGTGTTATTCTAATATTTTCGCTTCCTCTTCTTCCTTTTATATAAACTCTAGGTTTATTTAATTGGGGTAATTCGGTGCTATAGATATAAATAGGTGGTTTATAGTACCAATCCCTATAGTACCAATTATTTGGTCTGTAGTTGTAAAATCCGTAATTGTAGGGATAAAAATTATTATACCAACCAAAACCGTAATTAAAATTATATCCATAGTTATCAAAAAAATTATTATAATTATATTTTTGAAACTCTTTAATTGGAACTGCTAAAGTATCACCGGTGTTTGTAATAGTTAATACTTTATTTATTTTTACTTTTGGTGTAGTGCTTATCTGGTAGGCCCCACAGCTACTTAAAAGTAAAGAAAAAAGAATTATTATTGTATATCTCATATTTTTAATGTAGTTGGGTAACTATTATAAATAGGTTCAACCGTAGGGTTTTCTAAATTATATAGTTTATAGATAGTTTGAAAAAGATCAAAATTATAATCAATTTCATCTATAACCTTTATTTGCCACCCTTTACCCTGATATACTCCTTTCTTCTTAGAAGCTGATCTTGTATTAGCTTTTAACCAAATAATTCCAGTTCTATCAATTTTTATTCCTTTAGTTTCTTCTAATGCTTTTGCATAAGCAGCTAACTGTAAATCATAAGATTTATGTAGACTATTAGAAGTTTTTAAATCTAGCAACCAAGTTTCTCCGTCCATCTTTACTACTAAGTCTGCAGTACCAGCAAATTTATATTCATCTGAAAATACAAAGTCTTCTGTTGATATGAGTTCAGGTTTATAGGTATTCCAAAACTCATAGAACTTAATAATCATCTCCCATACTATTTGAGAGTATTTAGCATTACCGTAATCGTCCATCCAGTTTACTTCTTCTCCTAATACTAACTTCTCACAAGCTTCATGTACTTGAGTACCTTCTTTACCTGCTCTTCTCATAATAAGATCGGCGTTATGCCCAACGTCCTTGAGCCAAGACTCGAAGAACTTATTCTTGGGCATATATTGGAGTATGGTAGTTACAGATGGATAGTATACTCCTTCCGATCTCTTATAGACTCTCCGGTCTAGAAAATTAATTTGTTTAAGTTGTGGTTGAAAATCTAACCTTTTTTTCTCGTTTTGTTCGAGAATATTCATACCTTGTTTTATCATAGGTCTAGTTTATGCAGCATTAGACGAGACAGATCTAATTCTTCTGCTGATTGAATGTGTTTGGTAAAAGTTCGAAAACCCATTTCGGAAGGATCTTTATCCTCCATCTCAACTATAAAAACTCTTTTACCATTATTTAAAAATTGTTCTGCTATTTGTAATGCTCTATCTTTAGCATCATTATCTAAAGCTATGTAAATGTCTCTTACATTGCTGGTTATAATCTTTTTATAAAGTTCTTTAGACACACTCTTACCTAGTATAGGAATAGCATTTCGACGTATTGCCATAGCGTCGAATACTCCTTCACATAAAATGATTGGTGCATTCCAGTTGATAAGATTTTCGAAGAATATTATGTCTTTGGAAGCTTCAGGATTCTTGTACTTAAAGTAGTTGCCATCATAACTTCTTGCAACAAAAAAGTTGAGCGTACCGGATGAAGTATAACTTGGAATAATGACTCTTCCTCCATATTCTCCAGTTGTGCAGTATCCAATACTGTATTTAATAAAATCATTGTCGCAAAGTCCTCTTTCATAAAGATATTTTTTAACTAAGTTAGCTACAACTGAGGTACTGGAAGCGGAATAGAGTGATTGATATTCTTTCGGTAGCTCTATTATAGATAGCTGCTTGTACTCTATTTGTGAACCTTTAGGAACATACTTTAGTATTTCGTTAGCAGTATCTCTAGGTGTTTTTAATTGTTTAAGTAGGGATCTAATTGTACGGCCTCTGGTTTGGCAAACCCAGCATTCCCAAGGATTATGCCCCTCTTCATTAGTAGCCATATTAATTTCGAGCTTTGGCTTTCTATGATTGCAGAAAGGGCAATGAAAAGCGTAATTTTCTCTGGCTCTTTTATGAGACTTCCCTAAAATATTTTCAATAGAGCCAAGTAGGAATGTATAATCCATACGTTGTTCTGTAACTAGTTATATTATAATATAAGAAAAGTATTTCTAAATATCAACTAATTTTAGGTGTTTCTTTTGATTCACCATAATATTAGAAGGTCTTATATCTAGTTCTTCAGGATTTATACCGTGCTGTTCAGCTTCTCTATTTACTGCTTCAACCCATTCTTCTGGTATCTCTCCTTTAAACTCCCCCAAAACCTCCATTTGTATAATTCCTAATTTAGGGTTAATAACCTCCACATCGTATATTTTAGCGAAGTTATTTGTTTTTTTACCCTTAAGTATTTGTGCGTGCTCTAATTCGATTTCGTCTGTAGTAACTTTATAGACTCTTCCATTAAGTAGGTAAGCTGATCCATAGTCGCCAGAGCCTAAATGCTTTCCTCCCTGATCTTGTATTTTGTCAACTTGTTTTTCAAAATCAGGATCGTAATATAAAATTTCTCCTAGTATTACGTGTGAAAGTCTCATAATTCATTAACTTACGTCCATTGCATCATCGTAGTCGGCAACTATACCTTTCTTTTTTAATGCATCAACAATTTTTTTCAATTGGTCAGTAGCATATCTATCAGGAAGCTCTAATCCAGTTAAGTCTTTAATGTATTTTTCTGCTTCTTCAAAATGCAGTTTTTCTCTAGGAGTTCCAAAAGGTAGGTTTGCAGTTTGAGGAAGTGGGTGCAAATATGCTCCATAGAAATGTCCGTAGTCGGTATAAGTCAGCCCTATACCCTTTACCTTAAACTTTGGTTTGAACTCTAAAATAATTTGACTTAACTTCATTGTTTGTATATTTTTACTTTAAGATCACCTGTTCCTTTTATTAAACGGTGATATGTCTCTTTTGGTATAAATAGTTTATTTTCTGATAATACTTGAGGTGTCTCGTTATCGAGTTGGAATTTCCAATCTGTTTGGTGCATAGCTTGAACGATTCTATCTTCTTTGTCTCTATGCCAAACAAATTCAAAAGCAGAAGTGTTAGAAGAGAATTCTCTAATAACATAGTCTTTTGTAACCGATTCTGTGTAAGGTCTGTTCATTATGATGCGAAATGTACTAAAGTATCATACGAATTGCTAGTATAGTCCCCAATATATAAAGATTGTGATGAAGTCCCACTTCCAAATGAAGTTTGAAAACTCCCTGCTGCATTATACCAGATCCAGGACCCTGCTGAGTAGCCGTAGTCAAAGTTATTTACAGACAGCTGTAAGAAACTATAACTTGTGTAATTAATTGCTCTACAGTATAATCTAAATCCATTGCTATATTCTGAAGAGGTAATATATGTTCTATTAGAAGCAGATATATTATTATTACCCGGGTGATATAGTATACTAGCCATCCCTGAGTTTGGGTAAGCTATGTTAATTTGACAATTGGATGCACCTATTTTTATATACCTATAAGCTACTCCTGGGACTCCGGTAGCTCCGAAAGTCCATGCTCCTTCCATACCTATGTTAGAATTTTTGCTTGGATTAAACCCTTCTTGTCCTATCTGATATAAAGAGATATTATTGCCACCGTTGTTTAGTAATCTAGCTGTTGCAGCAGCAGAAAAATAAGGTTGGTTAGAAAGTTCATGAGGTCTCCCGTAAGTGTTGTAGTATAATACTCCCATACTGGTTTTAGTTTTTACCAGTAACCGGAGAAGTTAGAACTTCCCCCTAATGATTTCCAATATCTACCGATATTGCAAGACCAGTAACCGGCTTTAGTTTTATCTTTCTTTTGTGCACATTTATGTCTAGCGGCGAATGATGCTCTAGCACCTTTCTTTTTAAACTTAACTGAAAGTCCAGTATCACCGAATGATACCTTCTTTATATTTCCTGTTTTTGGGTTCTTAACATAAACGTAAAATTTTTTAGAACCACCTCTTTTAGGTTTATTAAGTTGTACTTTTTTACCTCTATACTCAGCTTCTGGGATATAGTCTACAGAAGCTTTTAGCATTTCAAAGCCGTTGTAATCGAAAGTTTCGTTTTGTAAGGATACTGCTTTTCTAAACTTATCCATATTCATTTGACCGCCGATAGATTCTACTAATTCTTTTATTAAATCAAAATCGATCATTTCTTCTATTGAAGCAGCTTCGTCGATAGTATTTTCATCTTCGATCATCTCATCGATTAAGTTACCGATTTCAAACATTGGATTGTAGTTTGGAGATACCATTGGTAAATCTAAAGGTACTCTCATACCATTATAATCTCCATACTCTCCAATATCAGTAGTCTCTAATAATAAAGTATCTTGTTCGTTTAGTTCGATTTTACCGTCTCTCCACGCTTCTCTTGCTTCTTTAAATAATTGTATAAAGGCATCAGAGCTATAACGGTAGACATGTTCAGACAAAGTTAGATTGTTGTCTAAGTGGTATTTTAATGACGGGTATCCGATAAGTTCTTTAATTTGTATCATCTATAAAGTCTTTTCTATAAAATTTTCCTAGAACGTTGTCGTTAATATAATTTGACCGGTTCTCTAGTACTTCATTTATAAATAGGTATTTACACTCATAATATGTTAAAAGCTTCTTATTGGGTACATAGCATAGAATCTTCCTTTCAAAATCCAACGGTGATCCTTCTTTTACTAACTTAAGTATTTCTTTATGAGAACCGTAGTAATCTTTCCAATCTGATTCTGTGATGACTTTTTGTTTTAAAGGAACTCTACCGCCTATACCTTGAGCTTTTCTTTCTTCTTTTAAAGCTTCTAATGCTTTTTTGCCTAATCTTTTATTGCGTTCAAAGAATAGTACTTTTTTACCTAAGTATTTTTGACCAGTAGGTTTGTGGGTAGTTTCATAAATAAATCCGTACGTACCTTCTGGCATGTCTGATATTTCAGTTACGAGTCTGCTTTTATATGTCCATCCAGGTACTGTTACCATAATCTTTAAATATAAGAAATTAAGTTAAGAAAAGCAACTTATGAATTTGCATTTATTTCAGCTACTAAATCTTCTTTGAAATAAACCTTAACAGAGTGAACTCTAACATTATTATCTTTATTTACTTTGTTAAATT